AAAGACCTACCCCCTATTATAAGTGGAATACACATAAACAATGGGAAGTAGATACAGTTACATTAATGGCCGCTCTTAATCAAGAACGGGCACAAAAGCTATATGCGTGTGATTGGACTCAAGCTGCAGATAGCCCTCTAACTGATGCTAAGAAAGCAGAGTGGGTAACCTATAGACAAGCTTTACGTGATGTGCCACAAAATCTTGCAGAGGACTTCGATAACTTAGCTGGATTTGCTTGGCCAACACCTCCATCATAGAAAAAAATATCTTGACATTACAACCTTTTTTGAGTATAATTTTGCCATGAGTAAAGAAGTAACAACAATTTCTCCTGAGGGACTCGAAGTAGCTAACTCCTATTTGACTCTTGGGAATATTAAGGGCGTCTGTGAACATATGCAAGTTGCCGAAAACAAGGTAGTTGATATCTTAAATCGACGGGAAGTTAAGAAGTACATCGATACCGTGTATCTTGACTTAGGGTATAGAAACAAAAATAACATTGCGTCTTTACTAGACGAGATGATTAACTCAAAGTTAGAAGAGGCTCAGGAGACGGGTGTATATTCTAGCAAGGACTTAGCAGACTTATTGCAAATGGCTCATAAAATGCGTATGGACGAGATCAAAGCCCAGGCTGATCTCGAAAAAGCAGAAGGTTCTAATATTAGAAATCAGACAAATGTCCAGATTAATGATGGTATACCTTTCGGTCAAGGCAATTATGGTAAGTTAATGGATAAACTACTCAATGGAATTAACGCCTAATGAAGCAGAACTAAATACTCGGTTTGCAAAACACGAGGCCCAATGCGAGGAGCGGTGGAAGACTATTTTTGCCAGACTTGAAGTTATGGAAAAGAAAATGGACAGATTACAAAGTATGTTGCTAACCGCAACGGGGACAGTAATTATATTCTTAGGAGGAATTATTTTAACTCTACTAAATGGGTAGAAAGGAGGGTAACCTTAGAGAACTGAAGTGATAGGAGAAGTAGCGATGGTACTTTCTGCTCTCAAGGCTTTGAATGACGGTATAGCTACGGTCAAGGAGTCTGGGGGTAATCTGTCTTCTATCATGGGAAAGTGGGCAGATGTAGAGGAAAGAGTACGCGACGTAGAAGTAAAGAAGACTGGAGCAATGTCTTATAAAGAAGCACTAGACATGGAAAGTGCTAAAAGACAACTTATTAATTTCGATAGGCAGCTTAAAGATATATGCCTTATACAAGGTCAAGCAGATCTTTATACTTCAATTAAGCAGCGTATGGCAGAAGCTCAACATGCACACGCAAAACAAGTAGCAGCAGTAAGAAAGAAGCGCAAAGAAAGAAGAGAAATGTTTGGCCTTGCAACTACAATACTTGTAATTACAGTACTTTTGTGGGCACTAGCCTTTGGTGTATACGTGATATGGGCAAGATGATAGGAGAAAATAATGGAACAAGCTTGTAAATGTGACCTCTGTAATTGTACTCCTTGTAAGTGCTAATTTAATGGCTTACAAGAAAAGAAAGAAAAAGGCTCCGAAAGGGTATCATAGAATGCCTAATGGAAAACTGATGAAAGGATCTAAGCATCCTAAGCGAAGAAAGAAAAGGAAAAAGTAATTGGATTTATTATTAACTTTCTGGCAGTGGACATTATTTGCAATACTTGTTTTAGTAGGATATGTATTTAGTAAGTTTGACGGCCAAGGAGAGTATAGAGTTGGCTTTGAGGTAGAAGAGATGCCTCACATGAAGCCGATTACTATTGAAACCAAGAATAAAGGTTTCTGGAAAGGTATTGCAATGTGGTTACTTAGTACTCGTAGGTGGGAAATCTGTGATAACTTTTACTACAAGATAGACGGCAGAGAGTACATGATACCGGCAGGCTTTCAGTTTGATGGTGCGTCAGTACCTAAGTTTCTAGCAATGTGGTTATCTCCTACAGGAGTTCTTCTGATGGGTGGATTGATTCACGACTACGGATACAAGTATTCAACTCTTATGGTTAGAGATTATACTAATATTGGTTACGTTAATCAAGCCTATATGGATAAACTTTTCAGAGACATTTCTATAGAAGTTAACGGCTTTAAGTTTTTAAACTATCTTGCTTACTGGGCATTAGCTGCGGTAGGTTTTCTAGCGTGGAATAAGCACAAGAAAAACGGAACACACTTAGAGGAGGATACATGAGTGATATGAATAGGTTCTCCGGGGATATGTCTCGGAACGAAGTTGAACTAGACTTAAGTAAGTTTATGGAGCTACTTCAAGAAGCAAGCACACTAAAAGAGCGTATACGCGAGCTGGAAGACCAAGAAACTAGAAACCCTTGGCAGAAACTAATCTTCCTAGCCCAAGCTGTGGATAGCTGGAGAATCTTTCCTCGTGCCTTCTTGAGTGTTTATATCTTCTTGCTGTACTACGCAACAATGTGGTTTATGGACTTGCCAGATCCCACTATGGAGCAGTCAGGACTTATATCAGTAATAGTAGGAGCAGGGGCTGCATGGTTTGGATTGTATGCAGGGACTAGTAAAGGTAAAACTGACCATTAGGTAATTCATGGCAATAGAAATAAGCAGAAAGGATATCGTAGCTGATAAGCTACTAGATTTACAATCTGAGACAAGGTTTCTCAAACTACCAGTATCCCCGTACCTGGAGATGCTCGGCGTCGAACCACTTGCCTCACAGAAGGCTATAATAAATGCAATAAATAATCCCAAGTACCGTTTTGTATGTGCGGCGGTGTCTAGGAGACAGGGTAAAACCTATATTGCAAATATTATTGGGCAACTAGTCTCACTAGTTCCAAATTCGAACATACTAATAATGTCCCCGAACTATGCCTTGTCTCAGATTTCTTTTGATTTACAACGAACACTTATTAAGCACTTTGACCTAGAAGTCACGAAAGACAACGCAAAGGACAAAGTAATAGAGATGTCTAATGGCTCTACAATTCGTATGGGTTCTATCAATCAAGTTGACTCTTGTGTTGGCCGCTCCTACGATCTCATCATATTTGATGAAGCAGCCTTAGCGGATGGAAAGGATGCATTTAACGTAGCTCTCCGTCCTACACTGGATAAAGAAAGTTCTAAAGCAATATTTATTTCAACACCCCGTGGAAAGAACAACTGGTTTTCAGAGTTCTTTTTCCGAGGGTTCACTGACGAGTTCTCTGAGTGGGCGTCTATTCGTGCGACTTATAAAGATAATCCTCGAATGTCTGAAACGGATATTGCGGAAGCTAGACAATCAATGTCCGAGCCTGAGTTTAGACAAGAGTATGAAGCTGACTTCAACACTTACGAAGGCCAAATTTGGAGCTTCGACCATGAAGAGTGTATTTACAATGGTAGCGAACTAGACACTTCTAAGATGGACGTGTTCGCGGGGTTGGACGTAGGTTACAGAGACCCAACAGCCTTCTGTGTAATCGCCTATGACTGGGATGAAGAGAAGTATTATTTATTAGATGAGTATCTGGACGCAGAGCAGACAACAGAGAAACACGCTAAAGAAATACAGACTCTAATAGCGAAGTGGGATATAGACTATATTTACATAGATTCAGCCGCACAGCAGACCCGTTTCGACTTCGCTCAGAACTATGATATCTCAACTATTAACGCAAAGAAGTCCGTACTAGATGGTATAGCACAAGTTGCAGGAATAGTAGACAATAATAATTTATTTATAGAGCAGGGATGTAAGGAAAGCTTGTCTGCGTTAGACCAATACCAGTGGGACCCTAATCCCAACCTTGCAAGAGAGAAACCGAAGCACAATTACGCATCACACATGGCCGACGCGTTAAGATACGCATTATACTCGTTTCAAACTTCGGCAACAAGTTTTTAGGATACCTGCTCAAAAATAGTTATTGACATAGTACCTCAAACTAGATATAATTCTTTTAATCGAAAAAAGAAATCCGAAAAACCCTGATGGCTAAATTAAAACGAGATATAGTAAAATATATCCGAGATAAGGCAAAAAATAAGTACGAGAAGGGTTCGGCTTGCGAGATTTGCGATGCAACAGAGAAGTTAGACTTTCACCATTTCTATAGTCTAGCGCCTTTGTTACATAAATGGCTAAGAGAAAATAAATTAAATCCAGCGTATATCCTGGCATTACGAGAAGACTTTATAGAAGAACATAAAGCAGAACTTTACGATTATACTGCAACCTTATGTCATAAACATCACGTTCAGTTACATAAAGTATATGGAAGAGACCCCGGACTAGGAACAGCACAAAAGCAAATGCGTTGGGTCGAGATTCAAAGAGAAAAACATAATGGCGTGGTATAATACATTCTTTAGGAGTCCAGAAACGGAAGAGAAGTTGAATCCGATACAGGCTTACCTAGGTGCTGGTACTCAAACATCTAGAGAATTTACTGATAAGTACGAGTCATATTATGAGAATTTAGAAGTAGTAAACCGTTCAGTTAATATGGTTGTAGACGATGCTGCAGAGATTCCTTCAATAGTCCAAGGTATTTCAGTACCTGGAATAATTAAAGGAATAAAAAGGTCAAAGGTTGATTTACTATTAAACAAGCAGCCTAATCCTTTTCAAGATATTAATACGTTTAAAAGAAACTTAGTTACTGACTACCTTTTAGACGGTAATATGTTTATATACTATGATGGTGCACATTTATACCATATCCCCGCAGATACAGTTACAATACATGGGGACTCAAAAACCTACATAGAGAAGTATACTTATAATGAAATTGACTATAGCCCTAGTGAGATAATACATGTAAAAGAAAATTCTTTTCATGATATTTATAGGGGAGTATCACGTTTGAAGCCTGCTGTACGTACTATGCAAATCATGTCGTACATGAGAGCTTTTCAAGATAACTTTTTTCAAAATGGAGCAGTTCCTGGGTTAGTCCTTAAATCCCCTAATACTTTATCTGAGAAAATTAAGGAAAGAATGTTACAGTCTTGGCAGATGCGATATCGCCCAGATGCAGGAGGCAGACGACCTCTTATTCTTGATGGAGGCATTGAAGTTGATAAAATTTCAAATGTTAACTTTAAGGAGTTAGACTTTCAAAGTGCAATTACAGAGAATGAGAAAATCATACTTAAAGCCATTGGCGTACCTCCCATACTATTAGACTCCGGGAATAACGCAAATATACGACCTAACATGCGTTTATACTATTTAGAAACGATTTTACCTATTGTTAAAAAGCTTAACTTTGGCGCCAGTAGATTTTTTGGGTTTGATATACGAGAGGATATAAGCAATATTCCTGCTTTACAGCCTGAACTACGAGACCAATCACAATATTACACTTCTTTAGTAAATGGAGGTATAATAACTATCAATGAGGCACGAGAGCAACTTGGCTTCGAGAAGATTGATGGACAAGACGAAGTAAGAGTACCTGCTAATATTGCAGGTAGCGCAGCAAACCCAGATGAAGGCGGCAGACCCGTCGAGGAAGAAGAAGATGGCAGCGACTAGAGAAAGACAAAGGCGAGTTATTGCCGATCTTGGAATGTTTTTTGCGGAATTGGGTTATTTGCCTAGTCGTAGAGACTACCAGAGACTGCCGAACCGACCTAAATTCTTAAATGTAAAAGAGATTGATAAAGTTTTAGGCTCCTGGGCTAAGTTACTATCAATACTAGAAAAAGAACAATCAGATCTATGGGACCTTATTCATAGTGCTCCCAAAGTAGAAGAGCCTACCATAGAAGTAAAGATGGCAAAGGCAAAGACCGCTAATACAGCGGGATAAGAGGGAGTACATGGAAAAAATATTTAATCTCACCTCTACTTTTAAGTCTCATACCGATGATGATGGTAGTATTACGATCCGAGGTATGGCGAGTACTTCTGATTTTGATCGCGCGGGCGATTCTATTTCAGCGGACGCATGGACTAAAGGTGGATTGAATAATTTTGAGAAGAATCCTATTATTCTTTTCAATCATGATTATAACCGACCCATTGGAAGAGCTACTAATTTAAAGAGCACTGATAATGGATTGGAACTTACTGCGAAAATTAGTAAGGCTGCTAAAGATGTGGCGGAGTTAGTTAAAGACGGTGTTCTTGGGGCCTTTTCTGTTGGTTTTCGAGTCAAGGATGCTGATTATTTAGAGGAAACCGACGGATTAAGAATAAAGGACGCTGAGTTATTTGAGGTATC